CGATGATACGGGATGGCCTCCTTGGCCAGTTCGACCGTTTCTGTTAATCCGAGATTTTCTATAAATTGCGCTTTGTCCAGGATGTCCTTGCCGTTTTTCTTTTTAGACAGCTTTCGATTGGCCGCGTTTTCGGCACAGGTCTGGATGGCCTGATACAGTTGCGTATGTTCGTGTTTGTTTAATCTTGTCCCTGTTTGTTCAATGACGGTGCAGAGTTCTTCCTGGAGGGCATCAAAGAAGTCGCTGTTCAAATCCGTAGCACGGGTCCCGGTGGAGGGGTCTCCGTTGGTAAACCCCGGTTTGCCTTGCCCAAATTTGTCAGGTTGGACCGTGGGGGTGTCAATGCGATGCATGATTGTCTCCTTTGGGGTAAGCAAACAGGACTTGGGTATGGGACGGACACAGGCGTTCTATCACACATTCGACCGCCCGCTCCCCCCAATGACGCAGGGGGGAATCACAGGCACTGAGAGCGGTCATGATTCGTATTTTGGCCTCGGCAGGAATATGGACTCGCCAGTAATAGCGCCATCGGTCGCCCCAAGCGGGGTCCGGGGAGCTGTCGAGGTGTTGACACTGTTCCAGGGTGGCCGTGGGATAACCCAACAGGCGCAGCTGTTCGAGGAAAAAGCCTTCGTTCATCCCACCGACGGTATTGACCTTGGCATCGAGAATCTGTTGGCGCTCTTCCCGGGTTTGGGGTCGGGGGTCGAGGCACGGGTCCGGTAAACCACAGAGCGTTTCGTAACGGTCTATGAATTCCATGGATTGGGCGGGGTTGATTTCGGTCATCAGGCTATCGGCCCGCTGATGCACTCTCGCCAGAGACGGGGCCAGGCCGTCGAGCAGAGGGTTGTCCCCGGCCCAGGCAGGGCCAGGCGGTAACAGCGATTGTAACAGTCGCGTATAATCTTCATCTAAATTCGGTTTATGAGGCATAGGGCGTCCAGGTCACGGGGCCTAATACAGGCACTTCGGTTTTGCCCAGGGGAAGGTCGGTGGTCGGAAGCCTCAGCTGGTGCGCCACTTCTCCGGCCGCCAGGCTGATGACCTCCCTCAGGCGGGAGAGGAAAAGGGGGCTTCCCGGTTCGCCCTCCCGTTGAAAAAAGGCCTTGATTTCGGCGATGACGGCAGACCGGATGTCGGGCCGGTCGGTCGATAACGCGAGAGAAACAGGCACGGATTTGGGGGTCACCGCAAAGACCGTTAAGCCGCTGCCCGCGACGGGAATGAGCGGTAAGAGGTGCTCTCTGACCTGGGTTAACATGTCCTGTGTGGGTGCCGGATGGTCCGGGTCGTCGGTGGCCACCATGACGCCCACGGTACCTGGTCCGTTTTTATGTCGATGCGTCCAGGCCCGGTGGATACCGGAGACTTCTTTGGCCCAGCGCACATAGTCTCCATCCGCGCCCCCTTGAGGGATGTCATACCAGCGCGCGATGATGCGCTGTCGCCAGCGCTCCAGGTCTTCGATATCGCTGCCGCCCTGTATGTTATCCGCATAGCCCGTGGAAGAGAGACCGGGTATCGGGCCCAGCAGTCTCAGGGCGGTCCTGTCTTCACAGTTGCCGGCCTGTCCTGCCCGCTGCGCCCTCACCGGCACGCGAAGCACGCCGTTGAGGGCTGAGGTCATTGTGGTGGTGGTGTAGGTCTGCCCATCGTCTCTTTGTATTTCAGTATCAGAGGACATCGACAGGGCATTGGGCACCCCTTCCCAGCGCACAAATCCCGTGGCCTTCGTGGCCCCTTTACGCGGACAGCGCTTGATGTTCGCATGTCGCCCCAGCCAGGCTTCGTCCGCCAGGTCCGGTAACAGGTTTCTCGCTAAATAATCGAGATACCCGTACAGGGTGTGCACGGCCGCCGCCTGAACCCGGGCATAGACTTCCGTATCACATCGCCTTAACACGCTGTCTTCTTGACATCGGGTGAACAAATCACTTCGGATGGTGTCGATTAAGGTCGGTAGTGAGGGGCGGGAGAATCCGCTATGTGGCATGAATGGCCTCCCAAATATTGTCAAAGGTGAGGGTTGTCGGGGGGCTCTGGCGCACGGTGAGGGTCAGCGTCGCGGTGAGCGTATCGAGACCGGAACGAGTGACAGAAATATCCATGCGATCGACTATCCCATCCTCCCTCATCCACTGGAGGGCTTGCGCGATATAATCACGGGCTTTGTGTGCGGTCTGCGCGGTGAGCCTGCTTCGCCTGAGCAGATACAGTCTTGAGCCGATGCGGTCATTCGCCACCGTGGGCCAGGTATCGCCCCACCAACCCATCGGGGTGTCGGTGTCGTCATCCGGTTCCGCCCGTCGCCAGGTGAACAGGGAGATAATCACCGCTCGGGTCAGTGGGTCTGACACCGTTTCTGCAGGATGGCCATTGACCCGCATCATTTACGTCATCCTCTGATGAGGCTGGCCCGTGGTGCCCCCGCTGTCGCCTGGGTGCTCATGGGTGTTGTACTGGTCTCGTATTGAACTCAGGGAACCCAGCTTGTCCTGTATTTCAGACTGGGAGACGATGGATTTTTCAGCGGTGATTTCTCCGGAGGTTTCCACCCGTGGTGTATCCAGCACGACCTTGTTTTTGGCATGGAGAATCAAGGTGTCTGTGGTGACTTCTATCACCCGTCCGCGTTTGAGCACAATATGGTCTCCTTCATCCGTATACAGGGCCACTTCTCCCGTTTGTAAGTCTTTGAGACGATAACGCCTATCGGCAATATTGATGACGATGCCATGCGAGCGGTCGCCAGAGAGAAACAGGGCCACCCCTTCTGCCCCGGCATGCGCGATGCCGGTGAAGCCATAAGGCTCCAGGTATTCCATCCCTGCTTTCGTTTCCCCTGCCATCAAGGAGACATCCACTCGCTGGCAGGCCGCGGTGCTGTTCGTTCCTCTGACCATCAGTCTCGAGCAGAGGCGCGATAATCCACGTTGGAACGTCCATAGGGCGTTTTTCATTCAATCTCTCCAAAAAAGTGGCGAATTATGTCTATATGGGTATAATTGAGTCATGGAACTGCACATAAAAAAACTGTTTTGGCTGGGTTCATCCAGGAAAGACTTGAAGAGGATGCCGAGCGATGTTCAAGACACCTTCGGTTATGCATTGCATCAAGCACAAGCTGGGAAAAAACACCCGCAGGCTAAATCGTTAAAGGGTTTCGGCTCAGCAGGGGTTATTGAAGTTGTCGAAAACTCAGTGGCTGGTACGTTTAGGGCGGTCTACACCGTTAAGTTTGAAGATGCGGTTTATGTACTGCATTGTTTTCAAAAGAAGTCAACGCAGGGCATTGCAACACCCAAACCAGATATGGACTTGATCCTGGAACGACTAAAAGCCGCGACATCACATTCCAAAGGAGAAAAAAATGATCACAGTTGAGGAAAGCAGCGGTAACATCTACGCTGATTTAGGCATATCTGATCCTGATGTGATGCTTGTAAAAGCACAGCTTGCCACTAAAATCGGAGAAATCATACAAGGTCGAAACTGGAGTCAGTTACATGCCGCTGAGGTTCTCGGCATTCCCCAATCTAAATTATCTAAAATGCTGCGCGGTCAGTTTCGGGGGATCAGTGAATCCAAGATGCTCGATTGCTTAACTCGACTTGGTCGTGACGTACAGATTGTCGTTAGGCCTGCTCGCCGTGCTGTATCGACTGGACGAGTGGATGTTGTGTTCAGCAAATAATAAAAACAGGGCGTTTTTCATTAAAAAAAATCCTCTTCTTCTGACTTCTGTTCTTGAAGAGGGGGAATATAAGCCGCTTCGGGGGCCACGCGTAATTGGCAGAGGGTGCCCCCTTCATTCTGGGTATACACGACTTCTCCAATCACCAGCTCTCGATGGTGAACACCCAGCACGGGGTCGAAGACAATCACCCGCTGGTTTGGCTGCCATAGACTGCCGTTGCCTTGTCGCCAGCCTTGAACCGTGTAGGTGGTTTCTTCGGTTCTGGCGGCGCGCTGTTGGGCTTCAAATTCGGCCCGTTGACGACAGCTCGCCCCGGTGGCCTGACCGGATTGCTGAATATGTTGCGGGCGATAACGTGTGATTTGGCGGTCTTTCGCTTTGGCTCTCAGCGCTGTCAAGGTGGCGTCGCCAAAATCGGCATCGTCACCACTGCGTTGTCCCGCCACGTGATATTCGGAAAAACGGTCCCGGATACTTTGTTCAGTATCACCGCTCAAAATATTCTCCCCCCAAACCAGGGCGGTGGTCGCGCGCGCACTCCCTACCCTGCCTATCAACAGATTGCCGTGCTCATCATCCCATGCGAGCGCTTGCTGGAGTCCCAAGGCTTTGTTAAGGACCTCATGGACGGTTTCCCCATAATCGGCCTGAACTTCCTGTAACGGCTGAGTGGGCGCGCCTTGACTGATGGCGTTGATGCCAAACGGTTTAGCCAGCGCTGTCGCTATCTGATACAGGGTTTTTCCTGTGAACACCGTCACCGGGGCAGCGCAATCAATCAAATCCGCGGTTTTACTCCGCCCGCTGATGCCCACATGGACGCGGTGGGCGTCATAGCGTATCGGGGTCGCTTCAATCCATCCGGTCAGCACCTTGTCTTCACCGACAAGCACTTCCACGGCGTCGCCTTTCTGGAGGCGCGGCGGTAAGGACGCACTGCCCGACTCCCCGGGCCATTGGCGGGTGATGTCCACATGAAAATCCCGGGCAAGACGCTCAATCCCGGCGGAGATTTGAACGCGCGTCCAGCCGCCCCAGTCACGCCCGTTGACGCGTAATATCACCGCATCCGTCATCGGAGAGGGACGCGTAATGGCTGCTGCGGGACAAACCCCGGATGAGGCACCCGATTACGTGAGGTGATGTCGGTTTCTCTTGCGGCATGGTCATACCACTGCGCCGCCAGAACCAAGGCGGGGAGCACGGTTTCTGGGGTGCGCAGGACCGTTTTTTCACCTTGCGCCAATCTCGTGGCCATATCACGATGCACCTCCGTTTTCACTCGCTGCAAGGCCAGAAAAAGCGCATCATCTGGCGATAATGTCTGTTCGCGCTCAATGGCCTGATTCAGCGCCTCTCTCACTGCAATCAATGTCTCCCACGTGACCGCGGTACTCTCAACTTCACTGTCTGACGCATCTAAACCTGCGTGCAAGGCGGGATGGGACAGATTGACCTGTATCTGACGTTTCTCACGTTGATTAACCGGTAACAGGGCGGTACGCGGTGGGGGCAGTTGTGTGAGTCGCAGGGCTGCCTCATGGATTGCCGTCGTACGCAACAAAGCCGCAATACGATTACTTTGTCTACGTTCCGCCTGTACGCTGGGCCTATCGCTTTTCCAGACGCCACGCGGGGCCAAATCATGCCCCAGCGTGATGCCCGATAGCGTCTTGATTTGCTGGGTGAGCGTGGCGGCGTTGTGCGCGGTCCGTCGCCCTGCGCGCCACATCCGTTGTATCGCTTCAACAACCTGTTTACCGGCAGAGCCCTGTGCCAGGATGACCGACATATCCCCCTGCAGCAGGCGGGAAGCCGCGGCTATCCCGCTGTCGATACGGTCAAAAGCCTGGGTGATATGACCCATCCTGTCTTTGGCATTCGCCAGCACACCGGCCTGGCAAAATCCGGCAAGCCTTTCAGGCCCACACGGGTAAACGCGTCAGAAATCCGATCGTTCAATGCGGAACAGGAAGAGATAAGTGTTTGTCTCGTGGCGATGCCTGCGGTCGGAAAAGACAGTTCTCCGGCTTCGACGACACTGAAGCTGACGCGGCACAGTCGCCCTTCTCGGCCGCTGTGGCGGACCCGGACGTCACCTTCCATGCACACAGACAGTTCGCCGTAATACGGGTGAACCAGCGTTCCCGGCCCCGGGGTTTCTATGGCGACAATCAGTCTGTCTCTCTGGACCAGATAGTCTTCCCCCACCAGATAGGCACTGATTTGAAAGCGTCGGGTCGCCCGACCCAGGTCTTCGGTATAGGGTTGGTCGCGGTTCGGATATTCGTGCGTCTGGACCCGTCGCCCCAAGGTGGCTTCATCCCCTTCGACCTGAAACGGCACGCCCCGAAACGAGGCGGGGTGTAACCTGTTTGTCCAGTCCGTCATCATCCCTCCTCAGAAAAAAGTGGGCCGTTTTTACCGCCGGGCAAAGCGATTGTATCCGACATCGTAGTTCAACCAGACAGGGGATTGCGTGGCGGGTTGCACGGTCATGCCGGGCGGGGCATTTTGAAAGGAAACGGTCAGTTCCCCGGGCTGGGGTCCTGGGCTGGCCAGTGATAACTGGGCGGGTGGGCGTCCCTCAATATTGAGCAGCTCTTTCAGGCGAGGGAGAAATCCCGTGTAACCTCGGGCCTGTTCAGCCTCCTGTAACCGATTGACCAGCAACGTTCCCACATTGGTATGCTGCCTTGCCGCCTCATCGCGGAGCGTGTCCAGCCGTTTCATCCAGTCAAACAGCACCGCAATCGTGACGGTGACCACCCCCATGCTGGCCATGCCTTTGAGACTCTTCGACAGCTTCATCACCTGAGCCTGTGCGCCTGACAGGCCTTTCCCCATCGATAATAGCCAGGACCCCGCCGTCAATGCCGCGACGCTTTTGAACCCGGTTTCCCAACCCCCTATTGCCTGAATAACGCCATCAATATTTCGCCAGACTGCTTTAATCATCGGGCCGATCGTTTCCCAGTTATCGACGATAAGTCCACCGCCTATTACCATCAATGTCACCAGTTTACCCAGCGTTGACATGTTCATCACGCTGTTAAAAATCTTGAAGGCCCGAGTGACCACCCCTACCGCCGTCGCGGTGCCCAGTAGATAAACACCCCACTGAGCCAATGATTTTATCAGTTCTGGATGGGCTTTTATCCAGTGACGACATTGCTCGATCAATGGCCTCACCCTGTTGAGTGTTCTTGTGATAGCGGGTAAAAAAATGGACCCTATAGTGACGCTGGCGACGTATATCTGATTTTTAAACAGCTGTATCGCATTGGCGGTAGTGGCCGCACGGGCGGCATATTCTTTCTGCATCGAACCCGCGTACTTTTGTACGTCGGCCACTCTATCGAAGTTCACTTTTAATCGTTCAAGGTTGCTCAACAGCGGGGCAATGGCACCGAGAGATTCTGAGCCGAACAGCGCTTTCATGACCGCAGACTGTTTGGCTTTCGGGACCTGACTCAGTGTGTCGAGCACCTTCAGTAGCGCCCCTTTGGCGTCTTTTTGCATCTCCACGGCCAGTTGAGACGGATTGATGTTAAGAAAGCGCAGCGCCTTTTTCTGTAACAAGGTGGCTGATTTGCCTGAGGTTAACGCCAGCATCAATTTTTTAATGCCCGTCGCCGTCACATCGGCCTCAACCCCCATCCCCCCAATCGTCGCGCCCAGAGCCGCCATCTCACCCGAGGCCATACCGGCCACCGCGCCCAGTGGGCCAATCCGGGTCACAATGTCAGAGATTTTTGCGGCATTGGCCGGTCCGTGATTGCCAAGGTCATTGATTTTATCGGCCAGCGAGACGACCTCATTTTGCGTTAACCGGAACGCGGTACGCCAGGTCGCCATCATCTGACCGGCTTGCGCTGCACTCTGGTCAAAGGCCACCCCCATTTTGACGGCCGCACCAGCAAAGGCCAAGAGCTCGTTTTTGGCGATATTCGCCTGTCCCCCCGCTGCCACAATTTGACCTATCCCCTCCGCCGCCATCGGTAAACGATGGGACAGTGCGAGAATATCCTGCGACATTTTTTTAAACTGCTCAGGGGTCTCAAACTCAACGACTTTTCGGACATCTGCCATCGTGGATTCAAAGTCTATCGCTTGTTTGATGGGGCCGGCCATCGCCGTCATCACCCCTGCCCCCAGGGCCGCCGCGCCCACCATCCCTGCCCTGAATTCCTGCTTGAAGGTCTTGACTTCCCGACGCATGCCTTTGAGCGGGGCCGAGAGTTTGTCGACCGCCGTGATGATTGCTTTGAGTTCGACCTGGTCAGCCAAGGTGTTGCTCCTGCTGAATTCGAATCGCTTGCACTTCTAAATCAAATAATTGATTCAAGGGACGCTGCCGTAAATCGAAGGGATTGATTCGCCAGAACCAGGCGATGTTGTAGAATCGTCGTCTGAGACGGCTGAGTTCTGGGCACCGGTAAAGAAACCCACGAGGGTCATCGACGCGACAAACACATCATGTAGCGCCAGCTGTTGTGCGGAGGAACGCGGTATCCCCGCCAGTTCAGGCAGATAAGCCAGGGCTGAACGCGTATCCAGTCGCATATCGCCTCGCTCAGAGTAACTGAAAGGAATGCCGTATTTTTTAACCTGATCAAACGTCGGTTCCTGAATGTCCAGTACTGAAATGGTTTCGTTGTGGACCTTGATTGGCTTACTGAGTGCGATGGAGGTCATTGATAAAATCCTTCCTGTCCGTGAAATTCGAGGTCAACGGTGCCCTCTTCGGTGTGGTGGTTGGCTTCACCCGAGAGCCAGGCGCCTGACAGCACATACACCTGCCCATTCGCCAGTTCGGCGGTGAGGGTCATCTGGGTCGCGCTGACCAGTTTTTGAAGGGGAAACGCGCGCTCGACGATAAAGGTGCCTTTGACAAAGGGTGCCCGGTGGGTTTCCTTGTAAAAGACCTCCCCATTGAGGCCGAGAATATCTTCCCGAACGACGGTGTTCATCGGCACCTCTATGCCGCCGCTCAGGGTCAGTTGTTGTCCATCCACTTTGAAGTAACAGGTACCCGCGGTCTTTCTCATCAGACGTTCTCCTGGTATTGCAACCGAAATTGATGACGCAGTGCAAACACACGTAATTGATTGACGTAATCGGGCGGAAACAGGACATCCAGCCGGTTCGGGTCATGCGCATGGCGCTCGACGATGAGATGGGCACGGAAAGCCTCCACATTTTCCACCATGCCTTCCCGCTCGAGCTGGCGATACACCGCGCACAGCTCCGCCCGAATGACCGAGGGCGTGACAATCGCCTGGCCGGCGCCAAAGCGGGTGCCGTCGTCAGCGAGCTTGTGTCGTCCATACTTGGAGGTGATGACCGCTTTGAGTCGCCTGAGGACAGACGCACTGGTATGCAGGGTTTCGCTGTCGAGATAACTGTTATCCGCCACCCCTTGCGCATTCTTTTTATAGGGGGTGATGTCCCGCTGAATGCGCAGTTGACCCCCTTCCACATAAGCCGTCGCTATCCCGTGAGACAGGAGGGACTGCTGTTCTGTTAAACTAAACCGTTTGCCCACCGGGGCGGGCAGGACGCCGCTCAGCTCACCCGTTTGCGTGGGTCTGGCCGGGTCTGCCCGCAGAAAGACCGCCGCGCGCGCCAGTCGTGCCGCGACCAGTTCATCCAGGGCGGTCTGGGTGGCGGACTCATAGCCGGCGACCGTCAGATGAGGGGAGTTCAAGCGGTCCCCGAAGGCAGCCAGCTCGGACAAGGACCCCTTTTTTGCGGTGTACACATGACCGTAGAGTTGTCGGTAGGGACTCCAGCGGCCGCTCTGGTCGTTCATTTCCTGTTCAAACAGGGCCAGGGTGTCGCTGTCGTGAAAGGGCAGACCGATAAAGTCAAAGGGGGTATCGCCCATCGCGGCGATGGCGGCCGTCACATCGGCCGTATAATCGTCTCCCCTCATCCTGTCGACCGCCAACACCAGCCCTGGGGGCGAGGTCTCCTCTCCCGCTGACACCGCATGGGTTGACAGGGGAATGTCGCGGCCCGCCGGGCCCGAATGCCGGGCAGTTAAAAGAATCTCCCCATCCTCCCTGAGTCTGGCGGTCACCGGCAAATCCGATGCGGTGTTGATGGCCTGGGTGAGATGCTCGGCTATCTCATCGAGCGTCTGGGCCGGATTCACCGCCACCCGAAGGCGACGGCAGCCTATCCACAGGCTCAGCACCCCTGGAGCCTGAGGTCTGCCGACCAGGCCCAGACAGGACCCCGCCGGCCCACCGGGGGTCTTCGGCTCCGGCACCGCGATGACCCAGAGTTCCCCCAAAGGGTCAATGCGACGATAGGCCGTCACCATGCGGTGGAGTTGACTTCCGCGGCCAGCCCGTTGCTGGGCGAGCGCCTCAGTCGGCATCCTCACCGGGGTATTTCTCTCTATCGGGGCGTCCTCCAGGGCGTGACCGAACAGTAACGACCTGCGGCTCTCCTGGGCCGTATTCGCCCTGCTGTTGTCCATCTCCGCATAGAACAGCGGCACGCGGACATCTGACGCAATGTGGTTGAAACTGATGCTCATGGTCTTTCCTCGTGTTCTTGTTCAGGCTCTTCCTCAGGCTCTTCCTCAGGTTCTTCCTCAGGTTCTTCCTCAGGTTCTTGTTCAGGCTCTTCCTCATGGACTGGGGCGTTTTCGTCATGTGGTTCAAGAACCTGCGGCGCGACTCGCACCACCTCCCCCTCTCGCAACCGTCGAAACCAGTAGCTGTCCTCGGGCACCGTGGCCCCGGTGTCGGGCAGTGCCGTTTCAGGCAGACCCTGATAATTGGGCATGGGCACGAGGCGCCCTCGGGTGGGTTTGACACACATCGTCATTTGGTTGACTCCAGTGAAAGAAAGAGGTCGGGCTCAGGGGAAGGACGCTCGAGACAGAGGGTGCCCCATTCGGGCAAGGCGGCCAACTCTTGCGATTGACGGGTGTCTTCAGGGTGAATCTCGGTGCGGACCTGAAATTCAAATAAGTAATGATATTCCGCGCGGTTGGCCTCCAACGGCTGTCCCCCCGCATATTCAATGGTCCCACCCTCCGGGTCAGGTGCCCAACTGAGTAACGCGCGCCAAATGTCCGCACGTACGTCATGCAGCAGATCCACCGAGGGCCGTCCCCCGCTCCCATGACGGCGGTGATGGAGGATAACCACCACAGAGAACCGTTCGGTGAGGGTCTGCCAATAGGCATTCTGGGCACGTTGTTCCCCCACGACCTCTTCTCCTGGGAGGACATAGGCCGCGGGGAGGGCCAGTTTGCCGCACTCGGGTAAATCTTCGTAGTGCGCCACGCTGCCGACTCTGTTTTCAAAACGGGGGCAATGGGCGCGTAAGGCCGAAATAACAGGACTCAATTTCATGAATGACTCCGTCGGCGCTCAGGCCGAAGTGATTTACGCAGTGCTTTCTTTAACGTGTAGCACGTCCAACTTTTCAGACGCATTAATGTGGCAACCATGTAATTTTGACGTTTCTCAATTCGCCAACCACCGCTCTTGTGGTGACGCTTTTGTCGTTTATGTTGTTTAGGCATGCCGTAGGAAGCGCTGCGTACCCCGTGATGCAGAAAAACAGGGTAAAAATCGCCTGCAATATCTTGACTGCCTATCCCTCGCTTCTGATTGGGCGCTATCTTAACCATCAATCCGGGTCGTCCTGATGTCGCTTTCGGAACGTAATAACCAATAGATCGCGCTAATCGGCCGGTTCGCCATCCTGGATTTTCTCCTGCCTGAGAACGGCCCCGACGCATCAGCAGACGACGCGCTTCTTCCTGATGCCTTTGACCGATTTTCATAAAAGCACGGCGAACCAGGAGACGATGAAAGAGCCATTCTTTGGGTTGATGAAACTCAATATGGAGATTATCCAAACTCATTTCCTCTTTCTGGTTGACTGCTGGTTTCTTCGCACGAAAAGGCCAGAAAACGACCCGCACTGTGGATATCCGTCACGCCACGTATCTGGTAAACCACACCGTTAATCACTGCTTGACTGCTGTCGTAAAGCGACTGTCTGTATCTCACTATGATTTTATGCGTGACGGTTTTGTTGATTTGAAAAGAATGGATGCGCAGGGTGTCACTGACGGGGAGCAATTTTCCCCAAACCGTACACGCGCCTTGATTCGCCGCCTGTGTTCCACTGGCGTCTATCGGTTCATCCTGTCGCGTATAAAACAAAACACGCTTGTTTAACTGTCCCGGATCGGGGAAACGAGAATGCGCTCTACCATAATGAGGTGTCATAATCCGCTCAGCCTGTAGTCATCCACCAGAAACCTGAAAAACGGAAAAACAGATAACTGTTCCATATCTGATACCCCTCCACGATGCTCATATAACCCCGTCACCAGGAGCAACATACCCTGAATAATCGCGGCATTGACAACCAGTCCGTCAGGGTCAGTTTCAGGCACGGATGCTTTGTAGAGATGACGGTTCAGATGGGCGATGGTTTTTTGCTCTACGGCGGCGATATAACTCTCCAGCAGCATATCTTCACTGTTATCGTCCAGTTCAATCCTGCATTGTCGTTTGACCTGTGCCTTGTTAATCCACATGTGGGTTTATTTCCAGTCAAAAAATGGCCTGCATCGGTAGGCCATCCTGTTTAAGTGGATGACTCCCCACCATGATTCCCTGATTGACCGCTTTTCCGCGCACCTCCTGCATTTGACGGAGCGGAAGGTGAGACCTCTATCTGGGTTAAATTCCCTTTGATAAACGCTTCAGGACGGTAAACCGCGAGCGCCAGACGCTCTTCACAACGGATGGAGATCATGTTTTTTTCAAAATCATCGGTATTCTCGGTACTGATCACCACATTCGCTTCTTCACGGTCAAACAGTTGAGCCCCTAAACTGAATGCCCCCACCAGGAATTTGTCTTTAAACCCAGCGGCTTCTGTGACGACGACGGGTAAGCCCCACAATGTCGGCGTCGTCAGGGCTGCCGGATTGGAGAGGAGATAACGCCCCAGCGTATCCTTGATGAGTTCAATCTGTGCCCAGTTGCTGAAGTGCAACACATGTCCTGTCGCAGGAATACGGGCCAGTTGCGCTTGCAGCATGGCCAGACGCAAATCATCAATCGCGGTGCGGTGGGAGGGGGTTAATTCCGCCTGGAATGCAGTGGCCTGCGTGAAGATCCCGTTCAGGTTTGAACCGGTACCGTCCCCGAAGAGCATTTGCTGCTCTTCCACGTATTTGAGGCCATAACGCAATTCCATGTCGATCAGGGAGGCCAGTTGCGAAAAATCATCCAGAATCTGCTTGGATGCCTTAAAGAGATGGGCAATCGTGCGAACGGGGACTGTTGCCTCTTCAAATTCAATCGTGCTATAGGGCTTAACGGTATTTTCCGCAACCGTCCTGGCATGATTGGTCAATCCTTTCTGCTTCACGTAGTAAATCGTGTTACTTTGCGTCTTTCCACTGGCGATCAAATCACGAATGAACAACCGTGGCTTCGGCTGGGTCAAGAGGTCTGATTGACGGTCTGGCGCGACAATCGTTCCTCTGACATCCGATGAAATCAGGGCGGCGTTAATCGGTGCTATCACCCGTTTACTTGATTCCATTCCCGAGCCTAAAGCCTGTACTGCCTCCATGCCCACCACCTGTTGACCGATAGAACTCACCACGTTCAACGCATTGGCCACCGGCATTTGGGCGATATGCTGTTCCACTTCCCCCACCTGGGCTTTCAGGGTTTTTTCTGCTTCGCGCAAGGCATTGAGTTCGACCGCCATTTTATCGACGGCCGCTCTGGTTTCTGAGGAAAGCTGCCCGGATTTTTGCGCTTCCTTCAGGGCTTTTTCTGCCTGGGCACTATATTTGCTGCTGGCTTCTTCAATAGAAGCGGTGACTTTTTTAAACATTTCATTCATCTCAGACATATAGTCTCCAGTTTAATGGGGTATTGACACCAGACGACGCAAGGCATTGTCCAGTTGCGTCCAGGTCTCGGAAGAAACCTCATGGGCAGCGCAGGGCGTACCGTGAGAGGGGGGGATAGCGCCCGGCATATCACCCCGTAAGGCGTTCAATAATCCTCGTCGTTCAGCACGGGGCGTATTGGCTTTTGCCAGGAGTGCATCCAGTTTTCTCAGGGCGGCGATGGGCGAATCGTTATCCTGTTGCGTGCTGTCTGCGGGCAGGAGGGCATCCGCAAACCCTTTCCCTATCGCTTCGCCTCCATTCATCCAGGTTTCCCTGTCCATCATCTCGGTGATCGTCGTTTCATCCATGCCGGTTCTGGCGACGTAAATCTCCCGCATCGCCAAATCAAAGGGCGCCATTTTTTCCGCCATGTCGGCAAAGTCATGGCGATGACCGACTGCCATACCCCAGGTGTTGTGGATCATCAGGAAAGCACTGCGTCCGATTTGTATCTCATCGCCTGACATGGCAATGATGGAAGCCGCAGAGGCCGCTAATCCCAATATTTTCACAGTGACCTTGCCGGGGTATTCACGGAGCTGATTGTAGATAGTCAAGCCTTCAAACAGATCGCCCCCCGGCGAATTGATATTGACGGTGACCGCTTTCCCCTCCAGTGACCGCAATATTGCGCCCATTCGTTGAGCGGTCACGCCTTCGCCTGCCCAATCCTGCCCAATCGACTCAAATATCGATAGCGTATTCTCATCCTGGCTCGATGCCCTGATGCGGCTGTTCCACCTGGCCAATGCGGACGGTAAAATTTCACTGGTCATTGTCGGACAGGGAAAAACCGCCGGTAATACCGGAAGGGCATTTTTTTTCATCGGGAAAAACTCCAGTTATTCTGTTGCTGGCCAGGCCAGGCGCTGCTCGGGGGATGAGAAGGGGATGGGGCAGGGCATCACCCGGCATTGAGCGCGGCTCGCGCTTTTTTGCCGTCATTTTCCTGTCCCAGTTGATGGAGTGGCGTCAGGTTCAACTGAACGGTATACAGGTCACCGCCCTCAATCGGCGGCAGATTTTCCAGCCGTCGCACATCATTGCGACTCATCCAGCCATTTTGTAACGCGGTGGTGTAATAGGCCGCTCGACCATTACTGTCCGTTCTCAGCAGGCCTTCCACAGAAAACTCTGCAAAATAGTCTTCGTCATTCTCTAGCAGGCAACGGGCGATCTCCTGTTCAATGTTCACCAGTAAGGGCCGTAATGTATTGGTCAGGAAAATCAGGTTCATCCCTTCTACGCTGGAGGCCCAACTGCTTTGTTGGGTGATATGACCGACCATAAACGGCGGGACACGATACCATCGACAGATTTCTTCGACGCTATGATCGCGGCTTTCCAGCATCTGAGAGGTTTGTGGGTCAAGGGTGATGCCATTGAATTTCATCCCGGCTTCCAGCAGCATGACTTTTCCGGTATTTTCTGACCCTGAAAATCGCTCAAGCTCTTTATTAAACGTTTCTCGTTGCTCCCTGGTGAGTAATTTGTCGAAAGTGACAAAACCGGATGCCGACATGCCTTTCTGGAAATACCGTGCCGCCGTTGTTTCGAGTGACATGGCCGAGCCAAACACCTCACGACCGGATTTCAGCGGCATCATGCCGCAAACCCCATCTAACCCAAAACCACGTATGTGCATCATGTCGTTATCTGCAATCACCCGGGGTTTTAATGACGGATCACCTCTGGGGTTCTCGGTATCATGGTATTCCAGTCGCCCATTATTCCGTCGTATCACGGTGATGTTTTGGGGTAATCGCGGGACTAATGCAATCAGACGTTGCCCTATTGTCTTTTTTTCAATAAAGGCATTGCCGCGTAAACATAAACTGGCCACCACCATCTGCATAAAGCGGGAGGGGGTCATGTCCAGGTTAGGGCGCCGACACAGGACGTTGTAAACAGGGTGTTGCTGCGCCAGGCTGCGTGAGCCATCCGGTTCGCGGTGATACAGTTTGAGCGGTAACGTGGATATCGATTCACTCAACAGCCGCACACAGGCCCAGACGGCGGACAGTTGCAGGGCTTTATCGGCCGTCACCACTTGCCCGCTTTGACTCTGGCTATAGTCATGAAACGACGACCGTGTCTCCGTGACATTCTGTGGCACCCCTAGCCAGTTGAGCAGGGCACTTTTGATTTTTCCGGGGGATTTGTGTTGTTTCACTACAGCCCTACCATAATCGGATTCGTTAAAAAGCCATCCAGATCGCCGATTTCTTCCTCCACACCCTCGGCGGCCCCGATGGCCATCGCCAACGCAACAACACCGTCAATGCGCCCGTTACTGCGACGTTTACTAAAAACCCGGTTGCCGTTTTTATCTTCTTCAATCACGGTATTCGCGGCGTTCCAACG